AAAAACGTGTCGCTTGTATCTCAAAGTACTCGAAGATGTGAAAGACAAATTTCAGCTTGCCATTATCAATGGTAATGCAGCAAAGAAGGCAAAGGAGGCGACAACCCAGTCGTCATAAATCTGAGGAAAACCCATGTCCGAAGAAACAGAAGTAGTAACAAAATCTCCCGGCTCGCTACTGGCCGATGAAATGTACGGAGTACCTGAAGAGAAGAGTGTTCAGGTTGAAGAACCAGCGGCTGAAGAGGCTCAGGTCGAAGAGATTGAAGCTGAACCAGAGCAACAGATCGATGAAGTCACGGAACCCACCGATGACGACACCGAGGAAGTTGAACTTCAGACGATTGAGCAACTTGCAGAGCACTTTGAGTTTGATCCAGAGGTGATGAACAATCTGACCATCAAGCAAAAAGTTCTGGGCAAGGAAATTGATGTCAATCTCGGTGAGGCACTTACCACGCACAGGAAGGTAAAAGCCGCAGATACCTATCTTTCCGAGGCCAAAGAAAAAGCCAAGGGGATTGTTGAGCAGGCTAACAACGAGAGTGAATATCTTTCCAGTGCCGTGATAACTGTCGGCACGATGATTAAGGGTCTCGAGGAAGACCTTGATGCTCGCATCGACAATGCAGACATGCAGGCATTGCGAAAAGCAGACCCGGCAGAATACTCAGCGAAGGTTGAGGAGTTCCGCCAAGAAAGGCAGAAGATCGACACCAAACGCCAGCAGGCGCAGGAGGCATTGCAGCAGTTCACGCAGATGTCGGCGCAGCAGGAAGAGCAGGCCAGACTTGCGCGTCTACCACAAGAGCAGGAGATTCTGTTAGCTAGGGTTCCTGAGTGGGCAGATGATGAAAAAGCAACTGCGGAGCGTGGTGAGGTTGTGGGCTACCTGCAGGCAGAGGGGTTCACAAATGAGATGATTGAATACTTGTCGTTTGATGGCGCAGCACTTGCAACAGTAGTAAAGGCAATGCGCTACGACAAGGCGAAAGGGAAGTCTGACGCGATCAAGAAGAAGGTCGTGAAGATTCCAAAAGTTTTGAAACCGGGTCGTGACAAGGTTACTGCCAACCAAGGCAAGGCCAAAGACAAGGACGATCTGGTTTCTATCATGTACCCAGAGGCAGGCTAACCCAGCTTTAATCTGATTTCATTTTGACAGTTCTTTCGACGCCAACACGGTAACCCAGCGTGCGCCCGAGACAATTGTTGTTTAGATTTAAGGAGAGATAAAGTGGCTACTATTGGTAGTACATTTTTTGACCTCATTGATCTGTACAAACGGCAAGACGATTCGCGCATGATCGCAACCGTTATCGAGATGCTGAAAGAAAACAATGCAATCCTCGACGACGCAATTGCGACTGAGTGTAATCAGGGTGTGAGTCATCGGACAACGATCCGCACCGGTTTGCCGGCAGTGACATGGGGTAAGTTCTATCAGGGCATTAATCAGGACAAGTCAACGACCGCACAAGTCGACGACACGACTGGTTTTGTTGAGCACCTTTCATCGATTGATACGCGTCTTCTCGATATCTCAGGGCAACCCAATGCCGTGAGACTGTCAGAAGCGCAAGCCTCGCTTGAGGCTATCAGTCAGGAAGTTGCGTCGAAGCTGATCTATGGCGACGACAACCTGAACCCAGAGCAATTCACAGGCTTTGCGCCTCGCTTTAACAGTCTTTCTGCCGCTAATGGTGGACAGATTGTTGATGGTGGTGGCACAGGTGCTGATAATACCTCGATCTGGTTTGTAACTTGGGGTGATAATCAGTGCAGCATGTTGTACCCGACTGGTACGCAAGCTGGTGTGAAGCGCACTGACAAAGGTGAGCAACGCACGTTGGACGGTTCAAGTAATCCTTACTTTGTTAAGGAAGAGTTGTTCAGCCAACATGCTGGTTTGACTGTTCGTGATTGGCGTTATGTGTCTCGTGTTGCCAATATTGATGCTTCCGACCTTGCGGCTGGCAGTGTTGATATTTACGCACTGATGCGTAAAGCATTCTGGAAACTGAAGAGTCACCGGGTTAGTGGTGGTCGCATGGCGATCTACTGCAACTCCGATGTTCTCGAGGCTCTGGATGCAGATTCAACGCCGACAACGGGTACGATTACCGCTGGCACAACGAGAGAATCTTATGTCCGACTTTCACCGACTGAGGTCGATGGATTCGAGGTCATGAGTTACCGTGGCATTCCTGTGCGTCAGGTGGACGCAATTACCAACACTGAAGCTGTAGTCAGCTAAGGAGACTGATATGTTATTTTCAAAACAACAGGAGTTCTCCGACGCTCAGAACCTGACTGCGACTGGTGCATCGACCAATACCATTGATCTTGGCGCAACGGGGACCGTTCTCGGTGCTCCTGCTGCCTTGGTTCGTGATATTGGCAAGGGCAAGCCAATTCCGATCGTTGTCAAGCTCGATGCTGCCGCTGGTGGTACGAGTCCGACGTTGATTGTTACTGTGGAGATAGATACCACTGATGCGTTTTCGAGCGCAACGGTTGTAGCGACTTCACCAACAGTGGCTGGTGGCGCGGCTGGTGACGAGGTTTGGATGGATGTATATCTGCCCGAAGGCACCAACGAGCGTTACATGCGTTTGAACTATACTCTTGGCGGAACATCGCCAGACTATACGCTGAACGCAGGTATTGTCATGGCTCGCACGAGTAACTACACGGTTCCCGGCGCGTAGAAAAGGACATTTAGTCCTGATTGTTGGCCCACCTTCGGGTGGGCTGGCTTTTAATCATGAAAAATGTAGTTATCTCAGTACCACATTCTGGGACCAGAACGCTCATGGAGCACACTGGTATCTATGCAAAAGAGCAGGAATTGTGGGGTGCTGGTGAATGGTGGCACTTCGGCAATGACGACTGGTATGGCAACCTTCTCAGGAAGCATAAACCGTTCGCGCATATTCCGATAAGGCACCCGCATGATGTAGCAAGGTCATGGGCAAGCCGACCCAAAACCGGGGACGCGATAAGCAACATGGTCAATTGCTACGAGGATATGTTCGACTACCTCGAGAAGCACGATGCACAACTGTATCGCGTTGAGGACTTGCCGCGGTTGGCAGGCACAGGCGAGCACAAAGAGGGTGATCACTCTGCCCGAATTACAGAATTTATCAATGCGGTTGATGAGAAAGTAATCGAACCGCACCGTGACTTCTTTGCAAAATATTATGAGGACTTATGTCTCTCGACACCTATACAAACCTGAAGACAGAAATTATCGAGTGGCTTGATCGTGACGACCTGAGTGACAGGGTTGATACGTTCATCGATCTTGCAGAGGCAAGACATCAGCGCGAGATTCGTATTCGTGACATGCTTGTGCGAGAACCGCTTACCGTTGTGAGTCGATACACAGATATTCCCGGTGGTTATCTTGAGGCAAAGACCCTGAGATTACTTACGAGTCCCAAGGTAACAATCTTGGACTACCTGAACCTGCACGAGATGAACGAAAGGCGAGTTGAGACACCAACCGACAAGCCACTGCACTTTACTGTTCACTCGCAGATCGAGTTCGACAGAGCACCTGATCAGGCATACAGTGGTGAAATCATTTATTACAAGAGTCTCAATGCACTGTCGACGACCGTTTCGACAAATGCTTTACTGACAAGAGCACCTGACATTTACCTGTGGTCGGCTCTGGCAGCAAGTGCTCCGTTCCTGATGAATGATGAGCGCATAACACTTTGGAATAGCTTGTACGAAAATGCTCGTGATTCCATAAATACTCTTGACCTGTATGCTCGACAGGTTGGACCTGTCGTTTCTCAGGTATCTGGATGGACCCCGTAATGGCAAATAATACTTTTTCTGGAGCAGGTTTGCTTTCTGGCAATATTGATATGAACGATCCAATCGGCGCATTGGTTGCTCAAGGTTTTAGTAACAGGGGGTCACAGGATCGTGCAAATATGGGTTTGCTATCACCCAATACAGCGTTTGGAAATATGTTTTTTGAATCCGCCGCAGGGCAAGCCAATCCAGACATGCAACCGTTTCTTGACTTGATTTTGGCCTTGGGTAATTCACTTGGGCCGGATGCAGTAGAGTCGTTTTTATCGTTTAACTTCCCGCGTACAGGAGACCCGAAAGGAGCACTACGTGCATTGACCGTCCCGGATAGTGCGGCACAACCAAATATTAACATCCCACGCCCCGGTATGTTCTGATATGCCTGTAATACCTATAGCAGAATGGATACCTGATGCCGCTGATCTGGGTAATCCCGGCTCTATCACGGTTACGAATGCTGTACCCGGTCTGAATAGTTACAAGCCAATAAACCAGCTTGTGGCAACAACAGATTCTCTTACTGATAGACCAAGGGGCGCGATCGAGGCTAAGGACGCTTCACAGAACATCTTTGATTACGCTGGTGACGAGACCAACCTGTACGAACTTTCAGGTGGAACTTGGAGTGACATCTCTGGTGCTACTTATGCCACAGCAGCAGAAGAAAACTGGGAGTTTGTTCGCTGGAAAGAAAAGATTATCGCGACAAACTTTACCGACAATCCACAGGCTATCACTTTGGGTGGTGTCAGTTTTGCCAACCTGACAACAGCACTCCGATTCAGGCATGTTGGTGTTGTTCGTGATTTCGTTGTTGCTGGAAATACTTGGGATGCAACAGACGGTGAAGTTCGAGACCGTGTTCGCTGGTGTGCAATTAACGACGAGACAGACTGGACACCGAGTGCAACAACCCTTGCGGACTTTCGAGACCTGAAAGCAGGTGGTGGCATCCAGCGTGTTATTGGTGGTGAATACGGGGTGCTTCTCGCTGAGAAAAGCACTTGGCGTATGACCTTTGTTGGTACGCCAACGATATTCCAGATTGATGAGACCGTGCCGGGTGTCGGTTGTCTTTCACCGGGTTCCGCAACGGTTTTGGCTGGTATTGTTTTCTATGCATCAGAGCATGGATTCGTTGCATTGCAGGGCGGCACGAGGCCAACCTTTATTGGTGATGGCAAGGTCGACGAGTTTTTCAGGAATGACTTGGACGAGGATTACTTGTACAGGATTTCATCTGTTGCTGATCCAGAGTCTGGCCGGGTGTACTGGGCATATCCCGGTGCCGGCAATACGGGCGGACGACCCAACAAGTTGATTGTTTATGATCGTGTTCTTGATCGGTGGGGTTATGCTGAACTTGAGATAGAACTTATCTGGCGGTCTGGTGGTGTTGCGACAACGCTTGAACAACTCGATAGTGTTAGCGCAAGCATTGATGCCCTGCCATCGTCACTGGACTCATCTCAGTGGAAGGGTGGCGCTGCACAACTTGCCGGGTTTGATTCTTCTTTCGCGAACGGCAACTTCACCGGGTCTCCAATGACTGCGATCATGGAGACCAAAGAGGTTGAGATAAATCCCGGCAGGAGAACTCAACTAAATGCGTTTTTACCTATGGTTGACGGTGGATCGGTTTCGGCAAGGGTTGGCACAAGGAACAGGCAATCAGACTCTGTGAGTTACAGTGCGACACTGAACCAGAGTTCTACCGGGAGATTTACGACAAGGGCGAATGCCAAGTTCCACAGGTTCGAGTTAACGGCATCTGGTTTGTGGACTGACATCATCGGTGTTCAGGTAAACCCGAGAGAAGACGGTAAACAGGCAGGTGGTCGTGGTTGACCCAACAACCAGACCAGAGGCACCACTAGTACACCCAGACTCTGAGGAACATCGTCGCATAATTGCGATGCGTGCAAATGCCGGGTTTCCCAAAGATGGCACCGAGGGGATGCAAGCGCCGGCATCGATGCATAGTTACACCGTAGCGACGTTGCCTACGGCAAGCCTGTGGACTGGCTCACTGATATATGTATCGGACGATACGACACCCGGTATTGCATTTAGTGATGGTACTAACTGGCGCAGGGTAATTGATGACGGTATTGCTGGTAGCGCGTTGGCGCAACCGACTATCACCGCAAACTGGTCTTTTGATAGTCCTGCCGGGTCAACTGGCACGTTTTACTTCGGTGGTTTCTACTTGTTTCACTCGGCAGCGTTCACGCCTGCCGGCGGCACTAATGTTGGTTCAGCAAACTCGTCATATTCGGCGCATGTTTTAGTTGTGCTGGGTGCGGCCTCCACTGATATGGTGGTGCGAGTAACGGGGACATCAATTACTGATGCTGGGGTCAGAACTGCTACCGACACTGAAGACATTGACACATCGGGTGGTTCTACTAACGACTATTACGAAACATCCAAGAAGTTCATTGGTCAGGTTTCGGTGACTTTACAGTCTGGTACTGGCGTCACGATCAATTCTGGTTTTTCCAAGTATTGGGATGATGAGAATAGTGACTTTACAGTTCGATCATTAGAGGCAACTTGGTTAGCTGGTGCTTCTGATACTGGCATCGACATTGAGCTGATTCACCATCAAGACACAGGTTGGACATACGGTGCCGGCGGGACTCCTACAACGCCAACGGCAATTGCATCTTTGGCAACTGACTTGGGAACAGAGAGTGAAACAGTAAATGGTGAACCGGGTGCTTGGAAACGAACAAACCTATCGGAAGCAATTACAGGTTCCGGTTCGGAAGGCATCTTGTGGCGCATTACTACGACCGCAAATAAGGCATTTGAACTTGGTAACCTCACAATGACAGCAGACACTGTGTGAGTAGTGAAACGGCATTAAAACCTGTTGATGAACCATTGTCAGTTAGTGACGTTCCGCCTCACATGGCGGGACAGGTCTGGCCGCATGTAGAGCCTCATGTCATGCGTGGCTTAAAGCACGGTCAGGGCGACGAGACAACATCGCACCATATGCTGGCAGCGGTTTTGCAGGGACATCGTTCGTTGTGGGTTATTCACAAAGGTACGAATATTCTTGGTTGTGTTGTTTGGAAGTTGAACCAGTACGACACTTGCAAAAAGATTTGGGTTGATATTATTGCCGGCAAAGACATGAACGAATGGTACGACATGACCACCGATCTGTTACTTGATTATATGGATCTGGTTGGTGCGAAATGTCTTGAGGGGTCTGCGAGACCGGGGATGGCGAAAGTAATGAAGAAACATGGTGCGAAAGTTAAGGCAATCATAATGGAGACAACGCGATGAGCGGTGGCAGTGTAGGCAGTGGTATGTCTGGCAGTAAGGGCAAAGCCAAACAAAAAAGCACAAAGACGATACCAGATTTTATAAAACCCTTCCTGACTCAGGCGACAGGACTTGGTGAGCAGTCTTTGACTGGTCTTCAAAATGCATTGAGCGGGGACACTGTTGCGGATTTTACACCCGAACAGATGGAAGGGTTCAATCAGGCACTGAATGTTGCTCGTGGTGGAGGTGGATTTGTACCTCAGGCACAGCAAACATTTATGGATGCTGCTGGTGGTCAGGACATCTCGAGTATGTTAGATCCTGCTGCACTGCAGGCTTTGCAGGGTGCATCACAAGGTGTGGGACTGAATAGTTTTGTGCCGCAGAATGCTCTCAGTGGTCTGAATCAGCTTGCGACTGGTGATACCTCGAATACCGGGATTAACGCACTGACAAATACTGCTCAAGGTGACTTCCTGTTCGGTGGTCAGGGTTTTGATCAGGCTGTGCAAGCAAATGTCAGGCAAGCGTTGCCACATATTGCATCAGCATTTGGTGGAACTGCGGGAGGTCTTTCTGGTAGTTCTGCAAGGCAGGCAGTTGGTAACACCGCGGTAGATGCTCATGCACGACAGTTCGGGCAGGAGCGACAGAATCAATTGGGTGCTGCGAATACTCTTGGTCAGCAGCAACAGGTTGCGTCTAGTCAGCTTGCAGGACTTGGCGGTCAGAATCGACAGAATCAGTTAACATCTGCGGCACAACTTGCTGGGTTAACTGGGAACCTTTCAAATGCTGATCAGGCAAGACAACTTCAGGCAGCGAGTCAGTTGCCGAATATCGGTCAGGTGGGGTCTAGTATCTTGGGCAATGTGGGTTCTCAATTACAGGGTCAGGCGCAACGTGAAATAGAGGGACCGGTGAATGCTAATCAGCAATTGTTGGCGAGCGCGCTCGCATCTCTGGGCATTGCCGATCCTTTCCTTGGTAGCAAGCAAAAAGGTAGCACTGAGTCATTTGGTGCGAAAATCGGCGCAACGGGTGGCAAGGGGTAAACGATGACAGGATTTACTAACTTTTCGAGTGGTGTTCCTCAACAGGCACCTCAGTCACAATTGCCGCTCAACCAGTTACCTCCGCAGCAACCGCAGGAGGAAAAGAAGGTTGGCTTGCTTGGGCGCATTATGCCGTTTCTGCAGGCAGCAGGCTTTGCTGCAGCTTTTGGTGCTAACCCGGCACTGGGACTTTTGGGTGCGCCACTATTCAAGGCGGCAGGTGACTCACAGAGAAGCGGGGACCAGCGCAGGCAGCGTTTTGAAGAATCAAGAACTCGCATCAAAGGTCTGTTAGGTGAGGACACACCAGAAGCACAATTGATGAACTCATTGCTAGACGTTGCGCCAGAGAAGATGGGCGGACTTTTGGCACAGAAAGTACTTGGTACTCAGCAAAGGTCAGACCCGTCCGATGCTCGCATGATGCAGATGCTGGGTATTCCTATGACACCAGAAGGATTTGCTCAGTTCCATAAGATCAAAGCAGATGCTAGACCGGAAGATCCGTTTGCTGCAATTCTTGCACAAATGAACTTAGACGCGAAGGAGCAGGAGATACGACTCGCAGAAGCGGAGGCGACTCGGGAAGCAGAAGACAGGGCGGCAGAGAAGTCCGGTAGACAGATTGCTGCCACTAAGGCAGTTGATAGTCTGTTGGAGGTTTCCAGACTAGGTGGTGAGCTTGAAAGAGTTGCTAATCAGGGTGGTGACCTTCAAAAGGTATTTACTGAGCCGGGTTCCTTTATCCCATCAAACCTTCAGAAAGCGGGAACACGGTTCGGATCAATGGTTGGAATTGATGCCGCCGATGAAATAATAGGACTACAGGATAGTTTTAATCTGGCGACCAAAGAACTTGCATTCGATAGGATGGATACTGGTTTGAATGTTAGCAATCAGGCTATGTTTAATAATCTGACCGGAACAAAACCATCACCCGACACAGTTGGTGCTGCGAATGATGCTGTTACGAAAAAGAACCTGAGAGCATTGTTATTGTTGCCTGACTTATCACAAGAGGACAAGGTGCGCGTAATGGAGGGCATCAAAGAAATCGAGGAAAGGGAACGGCAGCGTGCATTAACGCCTGCCACCCTTGAGGAACTTCTGCAAGAAAAGGCAACTCGTGAAAATGCAAGGCGGCAAGGAGGCGGATAGTGGCTGATCTGACAAATCTTTCTGATGAGGAACTGGAGCAGGCTATTGCCGAACTTTCTGCTGGGGAGCCTGTAGATACATCTGGTGTGTTTGCAGACACCGCGGCCAGAAAAACCGTGGACAATTTTCTCAACATTGGGCCGGCGACTGGCAACACGTTAGCAACAGGTGCTGCTGCGGCTCGGTCTATTGGTTCGGGTAATGTGCCGTTTATCTCTGGTGATTTTAGCGGGTCATTTGATGAGAACCTACGTGAGGAAAGGGGCAAGTTCCCGGCCAGACTTTTGCGGAATGTTCCTGCACCAACTTTATTTGATATTCAGGCAGGAGCGAAAAGTTTATTTGGTCCCGGTGAGTTCGAGCAGTATAGGGATGATATTGTTGAGGAGTCTTTGCAACGTCGTGAGGCAGCACCGGGTCAGGCGTTTGCCGGTGATATCACTGGTGACATTGTAACACTTGCCACAGGCAGAACCGGGTTCCAGCGCGGACTGAGAGACCGTGCTGCAAAAGCACGCAGACCAGATATCGCATTTG